GTCAAGAATCCTGCTTTGGGACTAAGGCGACTGGCGGATAACTGGCTTGATTTAGCCAGGTCAATCCGTCGGCAGAGGATTTTTCCTCTGTCCCTTCGAAAGAAGGAGGTCCTTGAGAACTTAGCAGATGCATGGCTCGAAGTACAGTTCGGTTGGCGCCCTTTGATGCGTGATATCCAGGATGGCAACGAAGCGTTGTCAAAATGGAATCAGCCTCATGGCCTCCGCACACAGCGGGTAACCGCTAGTGCTGAGGCTAAAACGGATCCTTCCGAGACGACGAGTATTTCCTCGTGGCCAGGTTTCTGGCTTACGTGGTATACCCGGTACAATCGGTGGTCACACTGTAAAGTGGTCTACCGTGGAGCTGTGCGAGTTGAGGCTAAGAACCCTGCGCAGATGAGACGTGAGTTGCTAGGTTTTGACCTAGCGTCTTTCGCACCAACTGCATGGGAACTTATCCCCTACTCTTTCTTGATTGATTACTTCTCCAATGTTGGAGATATAATCACTGGCTGGGCTAATCTTGGAGTTAAGGTAACTTGGTGCAATCGCACTGTTATCCGCTCCACGAATGTCCGGGCTACATCAGCTGACGACCCTGCAATCACGGGGTGGCCAGCTGTTGTATCTTACCAGCATGAGCCTGCACTATATATCTGCGAAAGGAGAGACGTATCGAGAGAGGCGTACGGGGGCTCGTTAGTCCCTGACGTCGATCTCGAGATCCCTAGTTTAGGGAGTACGCGATGGCTTAATATAGCCGCGCTTATCGCATCTCGCGACGCAGATCGTCAATGGTCCTTTGACTAAGACTACAGGTGACTCACATGGCAAAGATCAAAGATCTCGCCGATGTTCTCGTTAGCAACGCACTCATGCTCTTTCCTGTGGACGACGAGCGTTATGAACTCGCCGCCGCTGTTTCCTTAATGGTAGACCAAAGATTGGGCTACCTTTCGGGTTACAGACACAGTAATGAGCGTGTTAATGACTGGCTTCACGGGACTGACGACATACTCTACAGAGGTTCAAGATTGGCCTTCGGGAGTACCGTCCTTTGCTCGTCCTATGTGGAGGCTGATCTAGCATTCCGCGTTAAGCGGCTGCTTAGTACCTGCCGTTCACGTAAAGACTGGCGAGGGTGGAACTCACGTCGGGCTTACCTGACCCTGTGGAGGGTCGTTTTGTTCCGTCTTGGCCAGACAGTGCGTCCTAACGTTGGTCGTCCTGCGGCTGGGAGGAAATCCACATGACGTGGAATCCTGCTTCTCCGGTCACCGGTGCACCTGGCACCGGGCTGACATCCCCCACCTACACGTTAGCGAGCGATACCGCTCCTGACGTGAATGGTGTGGCCCGAGCAGTTACAACTCTCGGGGGCATCCAAACGGGTGTCGAGGTCAGTTCTCCCTCAAACCCGTTCACCTTGCTGGCAACGAGACCGAAGAACCTTCGTGTTCTTCCCTCGTTGCTGGCGAACGGGCAGTTGCCTTCCGTTCCGAAGAACACGTGGACCGTCTCCGTCCGTAAGGGCGTCGACGTTCTCGCGGGCCAACCCAAGCAGGTTATGCTTGCAAAGTTGGAAATCTCCGTACCGGCAGGTGCCGATACGGCTGATCCCGAAAGTGTCCGGGCGGCGTTGTCTCTACTGATCGGTTCCCTTTGGGAACAGAGCGATCAGTTCGGCGATGCGATCGTTACGGGAATCCTCTAAAGGGGTTCCCTATGCGACGCACACGACTCACAACTTGTCAAATGGTTGTGATCGCCTTGGTAGTCATTACCGTTTTGGGTAATGACTCAACAGCTGGGGTCTTCCTGGCTGTTGCCGAGTTCTTTTTGAGCTCGGACAGAGACGTCGGAAAATAGCAACTGTTTCGGAGAACCGATTATGACCATGTCAGATCTGCTCTTTGATGACCTCCTTGGTGACCTAGAGGGCTACCTTCCAACCGGTTTTAAACCCGGATTGGAGTGGGGCCCGGATAGTTCGTACCAGGAGGCTGCAGCGCTCTCGATCGCGAAGTCCTTAATGAAGAAGTATTCTTCTTCGGCGAGGACGACGCCTGAACAGGACGCCGTTGCCTCCTCAAAGTTCCGCACCTCGAATATGAGGTGCGGAGCCTGGGCTTACTCTCCTAATACAAGCCTCGATGAGGAGCTGATGGGTGAGTTTAGAAACTTGCTCTACCGGTTCTTCTATCCCGAGGGGCATAACCTAGTCTTTTCCGTCAACGATCTTTTCGATCGAGGGCGGTGCGGGCCGGGTGTTGCTGTTGGAGC